CAACTGGAAGATCTCTGGGTGCTAAGCTACCCAAGTGGAAACGGTATGGTAGTTCTAATAAACCATACGTAAGAGATGCAACTGCCTTGGGCATATGTGCAGTTGTAGTTGAGGACTGTGTGAGTGCTGCTATTGTTGGCGATATTGATGTGTGCGTTGGGGTTAGCGTGTTGGGCACATCATTATCCGAAGGACACAAGCAGTATCTCACACAGTTTGACTGTGCCATAATAGCCCTAGACCCTGACGCTTTACCCAAGACACTACAATTCGCAAAAGAATTACGAGGCTACGTTAAATCTGTGAAGGTCTTACGACTGACAGATGACTTGAAGTATCGTAACGAAGAAGATATCCGCAACCTTAGCCAGATGGCAGGAGAATAACCCAATGGAACTATCCCTAATCCGCAGTCTACTAGACAAGACATTCTACGACGAACACCGTGGGTCACGCTGCCCTGATCGTCTGTTCAGTAAAGATGTGCGTAAGATCAAACAAGCAATTGACATTGCGATGGACAAGTACACAAGGTCTGTAACACCAGACGAGATTGAAGCACTGTTCATGTCTAACAATCCGACCATGACTACAGCACAGAAGGGTGCGTACTCATCCTTGTTCAGACAGATTAAGAATGAACAGCCTATGGGTACTGACATAGCACAAGAGGTACTGTCTAAACTATTCCAACAGGTGATAGGCGAAGACATTGCTAACCTTGGCTTTGACTATGTGAATGGTGACAAGACTAGCCTTGAGCCACTACGTGTACTGCTTGAGCAGTACGGTGATGACTTCACACCTAATCTAAAGATTGATTGGGATGACATAGACATGGACACACTGCTACAGATGAATGATCTGGAAGCACGTTGGACATTCAACATACCCACCCTAGTACGTAAGGTAGAGGGCGTGAATGCTGGTCACTTGATTGAGGTAGGAGCTAGACCTAACACAGGTAAGACATCCTTCCATGCCAGCCTCATCGCTGGACCACAGGGCTTTGCATCACAAGGTGCCAAGTGTATCATCCTATGTAACGAGGAAGCATCACACCGTGTCGGTGCTAGGTATCTAACTGCCGCTACTGGCATGACACTACAGGAAGTGAAGAAGAACCCAGCTAAGGCACGGGAGATATATGCTAAGGTCAAGCCTTACATCAACATCAAGGATGCCACAGGCCGTGACATGTCTTGGGTTGAGAGTGTATGTAAGTCAGTCAAGCCTGACATAGTTATACTAGACATGGGTGACAAGTTCAGTAGGTCTGCTGGTTACTCACGTCCTGATGAAGCACTCAAGGCTAACGCCATCTATGCCAGACAGATTGCCAAGCAACATAACTGTGCCATCTTCTACATGTCACAGCTAAGTGCTGATGCAGAGAATAAGGTAGTGTTGAACCAAGCTATGATGGAAGGTAGTCGGACAGGTAAGGCAGCGGAAGCTGACTTGATGGTGTTGATTGCTAAGAACCCAGCGGTGCAGGGTCAGGATGAGGAGGACACAGAACGCCACTTGAATATCGTGAAGAATAAACTATCTGGTTGGCATGGCATTGTGCATTGTGAACTGGACTACAAGACGGCGAGGTATACGGTATGATAAAAAAAGGAACCATACGTCAGGACGGAAAGAGATATGATGGGTACACATGGCGAAAGATAGGCATATCCCATCACCTCAATACGGATGGCATGGTTTTCTACAAGAACCAATACAGAACACTTGAAGGTTACATACAGCAGGGTGGTAGGATAGATAGGCTGGTACTGAATGCCATCAAACCTAACGACATTACCATCCTAGCTAAGGCACTGTATGATAAGGAAAAATCAGGTGATGTGTATGCCATAACTAATGTTGCTTGGGAAGGATGGGTGAAGATAGGTATGGCAGTTGATGCAAATGACAGGCTAAACGGATACCAAACGTCTAGCCCACACCGTGACTACGTAGTTAAACATGCTAAACATTTTGATGATAGGCGTAAGGCAGAACTTGCAGCA